CACTATTCTTTGATGCGCTGTCAATAGTGACGTAACGTAACATTGCCAATTACCCTACGTCACACCTTGCCAAAGCTATTGACTGGCGATCCCTGACGGTCGGGCTTTCGTGCAAGCATCAAGCCCCTCATGCTTCGGGTCTTGCCCCATTCGGGCTTCAATCCCTATCGCGGCTCGCAAGCTCGCTAAGAGAGATGAAAAGAAGTTTCTTGCCACCCCCCCTGCCCCCCTCAAGGGGGGAGATTTGACCAACACGAAGCTCGCGTCTGGCCACCACCGTCATGGATCACCGCCTGACAGTTCGCAACACCACTCGTTCCTCGGATATTGCGTACTGCAAGCCTTCGGTCATTCGGCAATCCCTGTCGTTGTTGTCCAGCCCCTCACTTCGGTTGGATCAAATCGAAGAAAAGCTAGTCGTTAACATAGGAGATATACAAATGACTAAACTTATAGAAGCAATTGTCGAAACATACACAAACACCACCGAGCTATACATTCGCAGTAACAACCTTGACCGCTTTGCAAAGGCCGATGGTTGGCAGGTTGTCGATACCCTCAGATTTCATTGTGAACGTAAACTTAAGCGCGAGATTCAAGACTTGGAGTTTTGGATTACACGTCAGGCAGACCGCGAAGCAAACGCCAAACGATGGGCGCAACGTGACCGCAAGAAATTCACAGGCGATGAGATCAGCACCACCAATCTGCAATCATCAACTGCCCAATGGAAGGCAGAACAATTTGGCTTGCAAGTAATTCAGGCAGAGCTAGCAGCAGCGCAAGAGGCTTTCAAGAAGCTAACAGGCGCGGCATATACTAGCATTGAAGACAAGCCAGACGCTGAACTGCCCGAAGATATAGCGGCAATGTTCGCAGAGATGGACGCGCTAGAAGCAGCATCCGAGGATGAGCCGCCAGTTCGATATGCCAACAGCAAGCGAAAGCGGAAGGCATAACAGAGACAAAGGGCGTTGCTGAAAGGCAGCGCCCAAAAAATTTCGTCGCTCGCTATCGCTCGCTCCTAGCTAAAAGAGAAGGGGTTGGCAGAGAGGCGATGACCTTCGCGGCACACGCCTAGCTTAAGTGTGTGTGTGTCGATGCGCTTCTCAGCAGAGCGCATTGAAAATGAAACCTAAAAATCAAAAGGAAAAATAGTATGGCACATACTATCACTGCTTATTCTAAAGTTCAAAAGGTTAAAGAAGAACCTAAGTTTGAAGTGACTAATCGCAAAGAACGCCGCCGCACCAAGTCTAAAAAGAAAGGGGCTACTCAACAAAGCTTAAAGCATGGGCGCATCCATCGTTGGTATGACTAAGTATCAACTTCAACTGTATCAACTCTCTCAACTTGTGGAGGGTGTGGAAGGTGTGGAAGGTTTTGATGGGTAAGTAAAAGCCGATTTATTTACCAAGTCAAAAGCGTCCGAGTAATTAGTATACAATCAGAAGTAAAGTGTCCGGTTATTTATATAAGGAGGCAAAGTGACGTAACGTCACAATAGATTATTAATTATTAACACTGCATACTAGCAGTCCCTACAGTCATGAAAAGGAGAAACAAAATGACATTCATGAAACCTATCAACGATTGGAACTTCCCAATCAAGATGATGCCAACGCCTAACGCTGTGACTGGTGAGCCTGTACCCAATTCGGTACAAGTGATCCGCACTGACACTGATGAAGTGATGGGTGTTCACGGCAGTAAATACAAACCTGTTAGCCATGACCTAGCTGTTGAATCTATACTTGATGCAGCCAAAGCAGCTAACATTAGTTCAGATTTCAAGACTAAGATTGAAGTCTATGAAGGTGGTCGCAAGCTGAGAGCTAGGATCATATGGCCTGATGTAACTATCGAACCAGAGGTCGGTGACTATGTGCGATACGAAGCGCTAGCAACCAACAGTCTTGATGGTAGTTGGTCGTTTGCTCAATGGAGTCAAGGCAATCGGTTATGGTGTAAGAACGGTTGCACTACTGCTGACATCTCAGCTTATTCTAAATACAAGCACACACGATCCATCAACGTAGAGGGATCGGCTATCAAGATTGCCAATGGGATGTCTGCCTTCAAAGAACAGAAGGACATATGGCAATCTTACATGGGTGTGAAGATCAGCAATGACCAAGCAGAAAGCTTCTTCAAAAAGCACCTCTGCAAAATGCACACTCGCCAAGCCAACACCATTAAGACCAACGAGCGCCAACTAGAAAACCTGCTCGGTCTATGGGGCGATGAGCGAGGACATCTCGGCCCGAACAAGTGGGCTTTATACAATACCCTAACCCATTGGGCGACACACACTCAGGATATGCGCAGCCCTCATACAGCGCGTCATAACCGTGAGGCAATCATCACCAGTGCAATGCGCTCTAACACATGGAAAGAGCTAGCATGAGAGTTACACGCCAACACTTCGAGTACATAGCGGACAACTTTGCGCCGCTTGTATCATCGCCAATCGTAATCGAACAGATTGCTGATGACCTTGAGAAACTAAACGACAGGTTTAATCGTAAGAAGTTTCTCGCAAGAGCCATCGCTAATTGGGAGCAGAAAAATCTGCCACCAATTATTGATGACGAAATCCCATACTAAAAGGAGACAACAAATGGGAATGAAAATTATTCGTGGATTAAAAATACCACAGCCAAAAGGCCAAGGCTTAAAGTCAACCCTTTGCCTAATGGAAGTTGGAGATGCTGTTAAAGCAGATTCAAAATACCAAGCAACTTACATTAGAAAGCTAATGGTTAAGCTTGGCTTCACTGTAACTCAACGCAAGTTAGGCGATGATATTTACATATGGAGGTTAAGCTAATGATTGGTGTAGTTCGTAACGACTGTATCCATGATCCAGATGCAGCAACAGCCAAGCAATACTACCGCATGGGTCAATTGCTTTATGAGTGTACGTTTCTAAATCCTCACTTAGTTGTTCAGCTACCAGAGTTTTCTTTGCCTATCTCAAAAGAAGACGCATCAGATTATATCTCTACGCTAATGGAGATAAAAAATTCTTTGCGCATTGAGTGGGTTAAAAACAATCCAAGTGCAATGCCACCTTGGATGAGAGAGGGGGAGATCAGTGACAAAGACTGATATTGAGCAAGCAATTCAGCGTGAAACAAAAGACTACAATGAATTGATTGAACAATATGGAACTGGTGTTAGGCCAAGTTGGGTATCAACCGAGCTAGCTCACATTGGGATAGCCATACAAGGGTATAGACTTCAGCTAAAAGAACAGGAGGTTGACTTCTAGCTGCGTCTATGCAGTAAGTGCGGTATGAAATCGTACTTGCAAACCATAACAGATTGTTCAACGGAGTATAAAATTCCGTTGAGCAAAGCTTTCCAAAGGGCGCAAATCCCCACATCAACATACTATCGGACAGTAAATGGAGCGACAGAGTTAAGGTACGAGACAGCCGCAAAGGTGTTCAATGCCATCGAAGAGCTTCACTCGATTCAACAAGCCCGTGAGTATACCCAAAGATTACGAGAAACTAATCAAGATGTTAATCGAAGCTCGGTTCGAGCGAGGTTTAAGCCAAGAGTCGCTAGCCCATAGCATCGGGTGTACGTCATCACTGATCCACAAGTGGGAATCTCACAAGAGAATCCCATCTGGTTTTATGCTGATGTGTTGGTTAGACGCATTAGAATATGACATCAAAGTCCAAAAGAGGTAGTGCAATAACTTGCATTGCTTGTGAAACAGTAACGAATTGGTTCGTTGCTATATGCAAAAACAATAGCGCAGCCACTTATCAAAAGCATTGGTATGTCTGCCTTAATTGTTATGAGGAAGACAGATGGCAAACCGTAACAAGAACAAAGGAACTTACCACGAAAAGTGGTTCGTCAACTGGCTCAACGAAATCCAAGCGCCGATCAAAGCGAAGAGGCAACCCCTCTCAGGCAGCTTGGGAGGAGAGTATAGCGGCGACATCAAGCTCGAAGTCTTCGGACGAGAAATGGTAGGGGAGGTTAAGTATAGGGACAAGTCCAACTTCCCTAGTCCCTTCTCAGTATTAGATAGGCGAGACATTGCCTTCTATAAAAGACGGACAGGCAGTCCGCAAACGCTAGTCATTATGAGTGGCGATGAATTTCAACAGCTAATGGAGAAAGCTAATGGACAAAGTAAAGACCCCTGACTTTGATGGAGATGATTATGTTTCCAAAAGAGACAAGCCAAGACTGACGTTACAGATACATCAAGTTAGAATGTATATGGAAAACGCAGGGTGGTTATCAGTGCAAGATATAGCAGCTGAACTTAACTTCCCAGAGCCAAGTGTGTCTGCACAAATTAGAAACCTTAGAAAGAAAAGGTTTGGCTCAAGAATTGTTGAGCGCAGGTATCAAGGCAATGGCCTCTATGAATTTAGATTGATGCCAAAGGATGATGCAGATGAAGAAACCAACTAGCATCGGCAAGTATGTCGAAGGCAATGTGTGGGATGCACACGTTAGCAAGGCTACAAGCTCACCTCACTACGCTAAAGAATACAAGCGTACAAATTATGTTCTCGACGAATACGAGGTGATGGCTCGACGCATCAAAAACGGAGAGCCAATCGGCGAGGGCTATCTTAAAGGCAAGCAGAAAGAAAGGCTGCTAGAATTTACAGACTTAACAGAAGCAGACATTAAGAAATATCTTGCGTAGTCTGCACATATGCAGTAGTCTAGCTACTGTACCAGAAGGAGAAAATCATGAAACGAACTGGCTTCATAGGCGGGTCTGACTGTGTAAAAATTATGCAGGGTGACTGGCTTGAGCTATGGCAAATCAAAACAGGTCGAATAGACCCACCTGATCTGTCTAAAAATTTAGCTGTCCAGATGGGCATACACACTGAGGGCTTTAACCTTGACTGGTTCGAGGCAGAGTATGACTGTGTGCTGTCGGATCATCAGTGCGAGTATGAAGATGCCATTGGGTCTGTCCCTGTGAAGGGTACAATAGATGCGATGTTTGGTGATGCTGTTGTCGAAGCAAAGCATACTAATTCATACAACACTATGGAAAAAGTTATCCAATATTATATGCCGCAGATACAATTGTATTGTAGGTTGGCAGGAGCGCCAGATGCTTACCTGTCTGTAATCTTTGGAAACAATAAATGGGAGTCAACAGTTGTCTCATACGACTACTCGTATTTCAATTCTATGTGGGCAGTGGTGTCTGATTTCTGGGGTTACGTTATACGCAACGAAGAGCCGCCTAGTGATGTCGAAACTAGACACATATCAACCGACTCCATTTCGGTGGACAACATGGTCATACGAGATGCCTCGACAAGCAACGAGTTTGTCAGCACCGCAGCCACATACGTCCAAGGGCTTGAGCAAGACAAAGTATTCCAGAACGCAAAGAAATC